TGTGTATCCACCAGAAGGTTTTAAACAAATAAAAACTTGACCGTAAACTGGAGGAGTATTTTCTTGGCCGCCCCAAACACTAACCGCATCAAAAGAATAACCTAATCGATTTTGTTGAATTGCAGTAATATAATCTTCTTTAGTTACTGCACGACCTTGTGCTGAATAACTTTTTGGTGCTTGATATTTAATTGAAGAAATGGATTCTTTTGCACCACCCTGTGAAGCAGCAGCCACAGAAATTACAGAATTGTTTGAATAACCAGAAATTGTATCCATTAATACAAAATTGTTGGCTCCAGCAGAACTGGTTCCTTGAGTTACAATATATGAAACAGTTACAATGTTGCCATCAGTTAATTGTTGACCTAAAATTCCGTCACCAAAATAAATTTGATAGTTTCCTTTTAAACCTTCTTGTAAGAAATAAACGGTGCTTGAACTTGTTAAAGTTAAAAAATTTGAAGCCAAATTGTAAACTTGTGTTGAATTTTGTGAACCGCTAGTTTGAACTGTTACAACCAAAGAAGTTGTATCAATATTAACATCAGGTATATCAAATGTATAAGTTGGATTTGCAATTGAATCTACTGTAAATTTTAATGTTGTTGGAATACCTTGTTTAATAGTAATATTGCTAAAAGAAGCGGTATTATTAATAACATTCACAGTTGTTGAATCTGTTGTAACAAAATTATAATTTACGCCATCAATTGCCTCAGACATAAAATTAGTAAAACTTGGCAAAGTTAATGAAGAATTAGTTACGCCATAGACATTTAAATTGATAACTGCTGAGGGCGCCAAAGCAGATTTAGGAACATAATCAAGTAATTTGGCATGAGAAACCACAGAAGAACGCAATAAAGCGGTGTCCAAAAACATTTCATTGGCCACCATATTTAAATAATATGAATTGTATTGTGTATTATAAGCAAGAATGTCTAAAAGAGTAGAAAGTGCAGAACCTTCATAATTGTAATCTTTTAGTGTATCTTGTGATTGTAAAAACGTCTTTAGATTATTTTTGATTTTATTAAAATCTAAATCCGCTATTTGGATTTGGCTATTAGCTCCTGCCATCTTATCGGTTTCTCTCTAAAAGAAGTGTTACTGTTGTTGGTAATGTAGCATTTTCAATATAAAAACTCAAATATACGCTATATGCGTTTTTATCTGGTTGTGCCGAAACTTGAACTTCTTTTAAGGAAGCTCTAGGTTCATAATTTTGTATCGTTGTGGTAATCTCATTCTTTAATGCGCTAGCGGTTAAAGGAGAAATAGGTTCAAATAATAAAGCACTCATGTTTGAACCTAGATCAGGATTAAAAGGTCTTTCATAATGATTGGTTGACAATAGATTGCGAACCGACCTAATAACTGCTTGTTCATCATAGCTCAAAGCAACATCACCTACCACAGGCCTCTTGGTAAAAGTAAAATCTATATCGGAGTATATGTTTTGTATATTTGCCATCGTTTATTTATAAGCTCTCGGAGTAAAATTGCTTATTGGACTCCTGGTTTTGCGAGGAGAATTTTTGGGGCCGGAACGCAAAATTTTGAATTTTCCATTTTAATTACTAGACAATTTAGTTAATAAGCTTGGAGTGCCAATTATATTGTTCACCAAATACGTCATTGTGCCGCCCATATAATTGAAATTTTGTAAAAAAGCAACATCTTTGGACACTTGAGTGGAATTTTGATAAAACGTCCAATCTTGTATTCTTTGATTATACAATGCATTAGTTGTACTTAAAATATAATTTTGAATATTAGTAATTTCTGATGGTGCAAGATTTGATGTAATATATCCAGAAATATTTGCTCCAACACTATTAGCATACTCGCTTGCATAAAAACTCAGTTTAATTGTGTTTGCTTGTAAAATATCTGGTATAAACAGACTAGTAAAACTGCCAAGAATTGGTGCTGTATTTGAAACTCCATCACTTTTTGATAAAGTCATCATGTTTAATTGGCCAAGTGATGATCCTAAATTTAAATCTGGTATTCCTGCTGATGTGGATATTGTTAATCCTGATATGTTATCTGTGTGGGATTTAAACCTATTTAATTCAATTGTCAAATTTGTTGCTAATGCCGAAGTGACAAAATCATTTGCGGAATTTGATGAATAAAATAAACTGTTAGCACTAATTAACATAGATGCAACATTACTTGTTGTAGGATTTTGATAATAATTTGACCTAACAACCGGACCATTAGATAAATCTGTTTGTTGCCAATTTTTTAGTACACCTGTGGTGCTAGCCACTAAATTTAAAGTATTTGAAGCGCTGCTTGATAATATTTGTGCATTACCAAAACGTGAAGTATCAAAAGTAAGACCAAGTCGATTATAAACTGACATAATATATTTCCTTTAAGGCATTAATGGTAAAGGTGTTCCAGTATTTGTAGGAGCTCCTGGACCAGGACTGTATAAGTGATTGTGTGAATCGTAAAGAGACCTAATAAGTGGTGCGCCACCTTGTGGATCCATTAGAATTGCACCATAAGTTATAACTGAACCTATAACAGCCGGCGCTGTAATCAAAACGGTAGCAGTTACTTCACCAGGAACCGTAGGACCAGGAATACCTACATTAACACCGCCTAATGTTGAAATGCCGGCAACAGGATTTGCAGAACCAGGAACTCCAGCGTGAATACCTGTTCCTGCAGTAACGGATCCTTCTGAATGAATTGAATCTGCAAGTATTTCTCCATGTACTGTCAAATCAGTATTTAAAACCAATCTATCTCCTGCTTGAAGGTATACTCCACCAGTTGCACTAACAGCATTTAAATTTAAATCTTTACCAGTACTTACTGTATGATTACCTTTTACAAGTAAAGAATAGTCTTTTTCTACAACTTCTTTTAAATTACCTTTATAATTAACTGTGACATCTTTTTCAAAAGTAAGTGCTGCTTCGCCTTGAACACTAATGTTGCAAGCTCCTTGTATAATTACATTTCCATCTTTTGCAACAATATAATATCCATTACCAATAATTTTATGAACTTCTGTGCCATCGGGTTGAATTTCTGTAAATGTACCGGCTTTATGTTGTGTACGAATGCGTTCTGCACCAGGAGTATCATCAAACTCTTGAAAATGACCGCTTTCGGTCTGCATTACATTATTGTAAGGATATTTTGCAGCATACGCTGATGGTGGTTCTTGAATTTGTGCCATTATTATGCCATTGAAAAATTATTACTAGTGGATGAAAAACCAGCAGCCGCAAATACTTGTTGTGTTGCTGCAGCTTGCGCTTGAGTATTTGATGTTGGTGTTTGATTTAATGTTGTCAAAGAAGCTAATGCACTTGTTGCTGTGGCCGTTAGTGTTGACAAAGAAGAATTAAATTGAGAAATTGAATTTTTTATATCTTTTACTGTATTTTGTAAGTCACTAACTTGTTCATCAGTTGGATTTTCTGTGTCACTTAAAGCAGATTTAAAACTTGCAACCAATTGTTTTTTTAATGTTGAAACACAATCGGTAAAATAAGAAAGTAATTGTGAAGGTAAACTTAAAATATAAGTCAATAACTGTTTAATTGCATTAAGATAAGTGGTAAAAACAGTAATGGCATCCGTCATATCTTTTAAAAATTTTGCAGTATCCTTAATGTAATTGGCAATTTTTTTTAATTGTCCTGTAATGCCACTAGAAGAAGGATTTACACCAAAAAATTCTAAAATTGCTTTAATTGCATCTCGAATCGCTTTAACAATTTTACCACCAAATGCGCCAACTTGACCTATTGCTATACCAACATAACTACTAGAATCACAAGCATGAGCTAAATTTTGATTTGATTTTTTTATTCCTGTCGGAGCATCTGCAGCATTTCCTGACGCATTGATAGGCGTATTTGAAGGAGATTGTGACGTTGGATTTTCGGCCGCATTTGCTGACGCCAAATTTTTACCATTAGAAACTTTTGGTAAATTTGTTTGCGAACTTGTAGTATTTGCGCTTAATGCTTGCGTTAAAGCTTTTTGTGCATCCAAAGATAATGGAGCATTAAAATCAAAATTGAAAAAATTTGGACTACTTTGTGCATTAGCTGGCATTTTATCTCCTTAGGGTGTTATACCTGGCAAAACACCCATCATAATTGGGGCTTGACCAGACATTCCGTCCATAAAAAAACCTACAATCCAATCACCAATTTTTGGTGAAGAAAATGAACGAGCATTATTAATTGGATACATTGGTTGAGCCCACGGCAAATCAGAAGTGGGCAATTGGCTGGTGTTATCTGTATGCCAACCAAAAATTCTAAGCTTACACCGCCCAAGGCCCAAAGGATCGGCTCGGTCCTCTATAACACCGATAAACCAAACAAAACTATCTTTACCAATGAAATTTTCCATTATTCTTTAATCACCATTTGATACGTTGGATCATTATTATTAACTGAATTTGAACCTGTTGGACTGCTGCCTTTCGCAACTTCTAAAACTGTTTGATAAACACCTTCAGGTTGTATAATGTGCCTTACGGCAGTCACCAAATATTTGCCAGAGTAAAACTTATCCAATTCTCTTGTTTGAGTTGTGGGTTTAATTGATAACAAATTAAACTGTATTGTTCTACCCGCAGTTATACCTGGATCGCCAGGTATTGTCATTTTTATTACTGTGTAGTTAGCTAAATTTAATTGTGCTGTTCTTAAAGGAACATAATTTTCAATACCAATATCTTTTGCCACAGAACCTGGTGCCTGTTTTATATATGCTGAGTTAGGTTGAAAGGCATTAGAAGTTGCCACTTTGACCACACTATCATACGCTTGATTCTGTGATACTCCTAATCTATTTTTTGCTGGATTTAAAGGCGCATTTTTATTTAATTCTGTTGCTTGACTATTGTATTGACTAACATCAAAATTTGTTGTTATTACTTTTCTAGCAATCGGGTCAATTGATATTAATTTGTTTGCATATGTTCCAGAATTAATATCTTTTAATACATCATAAGTTTTTGCAAATTCATAATTCAATACAGAAATTGCTTTATCTTGAAATGGTTGTGTTTTATCATCTAAATTACTTTGTTGATAACGATATGTCGCATATATGCTGTCGGCATACATTGATTGCAATGAACGATAATTAAACCCATTTCGTGTTTCAAAAAATAACATGTCAGCACCTTTACCGCCAGTTTTTTGTGGTCGTGCATATGTCGACACCCAAGAAATTGCTTCAAAGGGTTTCATTCTTGGAATAATGAAATCATATATTCCTGTGGTAGGTTCAATTACTTGAATTTTATTTGAAGCAACTTTTAATTGATCTGTTAATATATTAGATACAATATCGGATATTTTTTTACCGGTAAATGATTTACTAATTTTAATTTGCTCTGATAACATTAATTCTTCAGAACAAAAATACAAAGTATACGTTTCCATGTTTAAATTGAAACCAGGTTTTCTATCACCAATTTTGTACAATCGAAATACTTGATCGTCTGTATTTGTAGCACCTTTTACTTTACCAAAATTAAGTTCAATAAATTCATTACCGGTCAATTGTAGTCCTTCAATGAAACCTTGCGCATCTTTTACTGTGACATAACCTGACACTGCAAAAGTATAAATGTCCTCATAATAAGATAATTCAACCATAAGTTGACGCATTTCAAACCTCTGACCAGCAGAAGTAAGAATGTTAATTTTATTGAGTGTAAAATCTTGAGGATAAAAAGCACCTGGAGATTCAACAGGAGATACAGTATTATTTAAATCAGCCATATTATTGTGACATCAATGTTTGTAATTGAGTTTCAAGTTGATTAACGTAAGTAGATTTGATTAGTTGAATATTACGATTAGATTCATTCATATTTAATTCATATTCATAGATTGATGTAACTTGCGCAGCTGTTGATATTGATACTGTGCCCGTAGGTAAAGTAACAGTTGTTGTAGTTGGAATAAATGAATTATATGTATCTGAACTAATTTCAACCGTATTTACAGTTGTAACATTTGTTGTTAAATCTGTTTGTGTAATTATTTTTTGATATGAATAAGGTGTTGTGTAAATGTTAATTGACGGATATTTTGCTGTCAAATAACTTTCAAATTCATTCGAGTTAAGTGGCCATTGCCATTGTGGATCCAATATTTGATTTGAGAATAATACAATCCAATAACGATAAACATCACCATAATATTTGTGTGCAATGATTTCTGGAGTATCTCCGTCTTGAAGGTCATATTTGTAAAACGCAGCAGGATTATTCAATAAAGAAGCAATGACACTTGCTCGTGCCATTAAATTGGTCATTAAAATTGAATTGCCGGTGCCGTCAGTTTTAATTATTTTAGGTAATGTAGAAAAATATTGCATTAGTATCCTTGCTGAATCTTAGCTTTATCAATAAGTTCAATTTCTTTAAATTGCAATGTCATTGTTATTTGATTTGGAGCACCATCATCGTGTGTGGTAAAACCTTGTGGTGCATAATTAACATCTACATTAGTAATTACGCTTTCTGCAACTTTTGAAATATATGGATTTGGTGCACCATTAAAAAGAAAATCTAATGTGAATGATGCTGGCGGTACAAAAAACATACCATAAGATTCTGTTACAATTCTTGGTGCAGCATTTTCTCTGAACATTTGTATGATTTTTTTAACTTGTTCAGTTTCTTGTTGTGAATATGGCGTAAATGTAAATGCCATTTGATATTCTCTAAAATTAATACCTTCAAATAACAATTGCATTTGTGGATTAACAGCGTAACCTAATTTTTGTAATCCTGCTTGGCCAAAAGAAGCAATAAGTTGGCCACCAGCATTGACAGTTGATAATAAAGCTTTACCTGTTGTTGTTTTTAAATCTTGTGTTCTTTTTCCGTTTAAATTACCAACCAAATTTTTTCCCATTTCTAATACGGAAGTTGCATTATAGTCAGCATTATACTGAAAATTAATGGTGTCTGGCATATACAAAAATATATTACCAACAATTTTTTCACGTTTTGGTTGAAAATTTAAACCGGTTTGTGTAAGTAGGTTATCTGTAAGAGCATTAAAAATTGTACCCGCTCCAGAAGCAACCGCTTTGCCAAAATTTGATGCAGTTGTAAAAATATTATCGGTGTATGCTGCTTGGAGAGAATTTAAAATATTTGTATCAATTTCTTGAAAATTTACTGGTTGAGTTTCACGAATAGTAAAATGCACTACATGGCCTCTAACCGATGATTGAAGATTTCTTGGATATTGCAAGGTATCTGTGGAGAAAGGATTTGAAAACAATGCGCCGAGAGGTCCATTAACCAAAGAACCTGGTATTGTTACTCCACCAATTGATGTTGGGATTGAAATGATCGCCATATGACTTTCCAAAAAAAGATATACATATATTTATGGCATATTCAGGACGCTTTACACCATCCAATCCTCAAAAATATGTTGGGGATTATAAAAATATCATTTACCGCTCAAGCTGGGAGTGTAGATTAATGACGCATTTTGATAAAGCCGATTACATTATATCTTGGTCGAGTGAGGAGATTATAGTACCATATAAATCCCCCGTAGACGGGAAATGGCACAGATATTTTCCTGATTTTGTTGTAAAATCGAAAACTAAAGACGGAACAACAAAAACTTTAATGATCGAAGTTAAACCAGCAAAACAAACTAAACCGCCGGAACCAAAAAAACGAGTTACTAGACAATATATAAATGAGGTAGTAACATGGTCAATCAATGAAGCAAAATGGTTAGCGGCAAAAGAATATTGTGCAGATAGGGGTTGGGAATTTCAATTAATGACAGAAAAAGAATTAGGATTGTGAATTTCTAATTCTACCTTTTTGTAATGTTTCTACTCTTAGATCGTCTTTTTTTAAAAAATAATTATCAACTCCATTATTGTACCAAAAGAAAACGCCTTTTTGTCCTTTATTCACAACAGTCCTTCCTTTTAATGAATCGGACATATTTTTTATATGTTCTTTTGTTTTCTTTTTACCAATTTTTAAATCAGACAATAATTTTTTGGTATCATCGCTTAATTGTTTACCCCATCTATGGTGTTTTTCACCACAACGACCTTTGTTCCACGATGGGGTTGAAAAGTTTGATACCAGTTTGAGTTCTCCATATTCAATAAAATGGTATTCCATACCCAAAGCCCCACTAAGAGATTTATTGAGTTTATCGAACTGTTCTTGGGATATTGAATAAATAGACATAAAGGTTATTTATATTATATGGCACAATCTAAACTTACACAAATCACTCAGCAAAAAACTGCTGCTCAATTGCAATCTTTATCTAGAGATGCGTATCGATGGTTGGGTCAAAAAATTGCTGATTTGAAAAATACATCACAAATTCCTCTTGGTGTTGCTCGTGAAGCAGCCATTCGAAAAACGAATAGATTGATTTTGGGTGGTTTATATTGCTTTTATTACGATCCTAAAGGAAAGGCAGATTTGCCATATTATGATCGTTTTCCTTTGGTATTGGTATTAGAAAAATATAATGATGGATTTCTTGGATTGAACCTTCATTATTTACCAATTAAGTATAGAGTGGCATTTTTGGATAAACTCTTGGATTACGCAGTCCTGAACGATGAGGATGAAGTAAAACGTATTCGTATCACTTATGACATTTTGAACGCATCCAGGCGCTTCCGTGAGTTTAGGCCATGTATTAAAAAATACTTGTATAACCATACAAAATCAAAAATACTTACCATTCAGCCAAATGAGTGGGATGTGGCAATATTCTTGCCAATGCAGGTATTTAAAGGAGCCAAACCAAAAGAAGTTTGGCAAGATTCGATAGACGAAATAAAGAGGCACTAAATGGCAGGAGCAATTAACGATTTTCGGGCCAGTTTTACAAAAGATTTAGCCAGACCACATAGGTTTGATGTAAATATTCCTGTGCCCTTGACAATGATACCATACATCAATTCTGCAAAAAATTTGGTGTATCGTTGTGAAGCTGCACAATTACCAGGAAGAACCTTTGCTACATTAGAACAGCAAATTGGTTCTAATCCTACCGAAAAATATCCTTACTTGACCACATTTAATGATATTGATTTGACATTTATTGTTGATAACAGTATGGAACAAAAAGTATTGTTTGATGCTTGGATGGATTATATTAATCCACAGTATAATTACAATTATCGTTATAAAGGTGATTATTCAACTGTAATCACAATCAACCAATATGATGGCCAAGGAAATGTCATTTATTCTGTAAATTTATATGATGCTTATCCTATTTCAATGAATCAGTTAGATTTAGATTGGTCATCTGACGGATATCATAAACTGGTCGTAACTTGGGCATATACATATTGGCAGAACAATTCGTTACAAGCATTGGGTATGCAATTGGTCGATATGGGTATCAATGCTGTTGCTTCAGCACTTGGTGGACTTGGCGGTTCTGCTATTGGTGGACTTGGTCAAGGTACTGGCATTTTGGGTGGCGGTACAACAATATCGACAGATTCAAATTTAGCAACAACACAACAAGCAACCTTTGATTCTGAAGGAAATGTGACTTCTGCATCAGATCCTGATGCGTGGGGCAATGGTTAATTATTTTTTAATGGAGTGAAAATAAAATGGCTTTACCAAAACTTGATGTACCAACATATGAAATTGAATTACCAGTTTCTAAAAAGAAAATTAAATACAGACCATTTCTGGTTAAAGAACAAAGAAATCTTCTTATGGCAATGGAAGCAAACGAAGCTTCTTCAATTCAATCTGCCGTTAAAGATATTCTTTATAATTGCACATTAACAGAAGGCATCGATATTGAAAAGTTGCCTATCATTGATGTAGAATATTACTTTATCAATCTCCGTGCTAAATCAGTAGGCGAGGTGATTGAATCCAAATACAAATGTAACAATGAAGTAGATGGAAAAGAATGTGGTAATATCATGGAATCCCAACTGAATCTGTTAGATATTAAAGTAACACAAGAAAAAGAAGTTTCATCTGAAGTTCAATTAGACGAAAAGATTAGTATTAAACTAAAATATCCAGAATTTAGTATTGTGGGTGATTCATTAAAATACGATGACATCAATCAAGTAACATTCAATATGATTGCACAAAGTATTGAATACATTTATGATGGCCAACAATTCTATTATGCTAATGAAAGCACACCAAAAGAAATGATGGAGTTTGTTGAAGGCATGAATCAAGATCAGTTTGCCAAAGTGGAAGATTTCTTTAATAATCTACCAAAGTTAAAAGAAAAAATTGAAATGACCTGTTCTAAGTGTGGCTTTCACCACAATATTGATGTGGAAGGCCTTGAAAGTTTTTTCGGTTAATATTTCGTCATGACAATTTAAAGAATTACTACAAAACAAACTTTTCATTGATACAACACCACAAGTATAGTTTGTTTGAGCTTGAAAATATGATGCCTTGGGAACGAGATATTTACGTTTCTATGTTGATTGCTTATATTGAAGAAGAAAATCAAAAAATAAGAGAGCGACAAAGAAAGTAAATGGGTATTTTAAGTTCATTAGGTAAAGTAGCTTCAAAAATTGCTAATGTTGGGCAAAATCTTGCTTTGGCTTTGCTTGGGCAATATACATCTACACCATTGAAAAAACCAAAAACTGGCGCAAATGTAGATCCAATTGATTTTGATTCAATTGAAAAATCTACTCAAGTATTAGGTTTGATTTATGGTGTTTTGGTTCGTGCTCGTGATGAAGAATTGGCAGAAAGAGCTCAATTAGAAATAGATCAAAAAAAACAAAAAAACCTTGATGATGACCGCAATGACGAACTCATTAAAGCTTTAACGGTTCGCAGAAAACCAAAAAAGAAACCTAGAAAAAAGCCACCAGAAGAAAAAAAAGAAGAACCAAAGAAACCACCAGTAAAACCTGGTGAAAAACCACCAGTAAAACCTCCGGCAGAAAAAGCTCCAGTAAAAGGGGCACCAAAACCACCAAAGACTTCAGCAAAAGAAGTTAAACCTGAAGCACCAAAAGCACCAGAAAAAATTCCAACAAAAGAAGTATCAAAGCCATCAACAATAAAAATATCACCTGGAGTTTCTGGTACAAAAGGATTAATTATTTCGGCTTTAGTTGCAGCCGGATATTCTAAAACAGCACAAGCTAATGTGTTAGCCAACGTTGAAGAAGAAAGTGGTTTTGTGCCACAAACTGAAACTGTGAACAAATATACTGCTGATAATTTATTTAAACTTTATGGTCCTGTTAATGCAAAGTTTACCGGTAGGATGGGTAGTGCTAAAGGCAAAGAACAGATTGCAAATCCGCCAAACGCAAGAACAGGAAAAGCCAATAAGGTTAGATTTCAATCTTTGGAAGATGCGGATGCGCTTATTGCAAAAGGACCAGAAGCTGTCGCCGAAATAATTTATGGTGGCCGAATGGGCAATAATTCCCCAGGTGACGGATGGAAATATCGTGGTCGTGGGTTCATACAAATTACCGGTAAAGAAAATTATGAAAAAGTAGGTAAACTGATTGGTGAAGATTTGGTTGGAAATCCAGAACTTGCTAATGATCCAGTAATCGCTGCAAAAATTATTCCTGCTTATTTCAAAGTTCACGATAAAAAACCACAAGATTTGGAAGATATAGAAACTGCAATTTCTACGGTAGGCACCGGTAGTAAATCATCAGAGGATTTAAGAAGAAATCTTTCAAAAAAATATCAACAAGAAGATTTATCTGTATACACGGGTTCTCAAATAGATCAAATTTCCAAAGAAAATAAAGATATGAAGTCTGCGTTAGATGTCAAAAACCAGACCAATGTAAATAATACCAATATTACGACTTCTCAAAATGCTCCTAAGCAAGTTATTCAAGAAGAGCAAATTGATGACAGACCCCCAATTTATAAGAAACAATAATGGCAAAACCATCTAAAAAATCTAACGAAACTACTTTAGAACTTACAGGCAAGTTTGGAAAACTTACCAAATTTTTGTTTGGAGGATCAACATCATCTAAAAAAGATATCTTTTTTAATGGTAAAGCCAAAGTTGTTAAAAATAAAGATACCGCAAGCAAAATAAAACCTTTAAAGCAAGGTAATGACATGCTTGATATATTATTAAAAATATATCAATTTTTGAATAAAAATCTTGAAGCGGACAAATTACATCGTGAAGTTCAAAATAATTTTAAAGAAGAGCAATTAGAAGAAGATGAACGCAGACATAAAGCTTTATTAGAAGCAATTAAAAAATTAACAAGCGGCAAAGAAACAAAAGAAGATACAGCTGAAAAAGTTGATGATAGCTCTGGTCTTTTTGATTCTTTGTTTAACAAACTTTCAACTTTTTTAGAAGATAGGATTTTTAACAGACTTTTAAATAAGTTTTCAAGATTATCTTTGCTTGCTGATGCGTTAGGGCCAGGAGTTGCTAATCCTTTATTAGGAGCTTATGCTGTATTATTGGCTCCTTGGATGTTGGCTGCTTATGAAAGATATTTGATTGAACAAAATCCAAATGATCCAAAGTATAAAGATAATCCTTATGCAATGGTGATTAGAGGAGAAGCAAAAACTCAAGGAGCGGCAGGTGCAATAAACACAAGAAAAGTGACACAAAAAACTGCTGGTGGTGGAGGTTATGTACCTACTCCAGAAGAAGCACAAAATGCTTTAGATAATGCTACAAGTGAAAGTGATTTGGATGCTTTTGGAGGCCGAGCAAAACTGCAAGAAATTGCTTCACAAAAGAAAAAAGTTTCTCCTGCTCCGGCACCAGCACCACAAGGCGGCGGTGCTGCATTTGTTGCACCAAAAGGAATAAAAAGAAAAGCCGTACCAGTAGATACTCCATCATCCGATAGAATTAATCAAGTAACAACAGAAAACAATAAAATGAAGGTAGAAGCAGCTACTGCACCGCCTGCCGTTTCAACTAAAAATAATGTGAATGTTAATACGGGAACAACGGAAAGACCGATAACACCAAGAGCTAAGGTGCCACCGGTTCGTAACCAAGAACCTACATTTCAAAGTATGATTATTTACAGCACTAGAGTAGTTTAACCAATAAAAAACCCACCAAAGTGTGCATTGTTAAGAGGCATGGTGGGTGTGTTACTACTATTTAGAAGAATTAATCTTCTTCGGCTAGCTTAGCAAAGTAAGCCATATCATCATCTTCAGCCAAACTTGGTTCTACATCTTCAACTACTGCTTTCTTAGGTGCAGAAAATGCTTCTGCTTTTGCCTTTTCAACTGTAGTTTTTGGTGCTTCACCATTTAAGCCAAGAACTTTATCCAAACGGCCTTTGAGAGCATCGTATGTTTTAAATTCTTTATCACCTAACAATTCATTTAGAGAATACTCAGATTTCCAAATCTTTTCTAGTTCATCATCATCAGAAGATAATGGTGCAGAAGAATCGAATTCGGATTTATCGTAATTTTGATAACCATCAACTTTACGAATCTTTAACTTGAAGTTGGCACCTTTCCATAAATCAAATGGATTGATTGCTGATTCATCTTCAAATTGTGGGTTCATTGCTTCAGTAATCTTATCAAAGATTTTCTTACCGAACTTGAACAGAAATACCTTGCCTTCGTTATCACGATTGGCAGGATCAGATACCACATAAACATTGGCAACATAATTTAATTTACGTTTTTGTTTACGGACAATATCTTTATTTGCTTCGATACCAGAATTCCACAATGCAGAATTATGTTCACAAATTGGACATTGTTGATTCTTGGTGGTCAAACAATTATCAATAAGCCATCCGCCCGCACCCTGAAAACCATGTGAGAAGATTTTAACCCAAGGCAGAGCATCATCACCATCAGCAGGTGCTGCAGGGAGAAAACGGAGAACTGCCATTCCATTGCCTGCTTTATCTACTTGTGGTTTCCAGAAGTTATCTGACTTTTCGGAACCTTCAGATGTTTGGGAGAGTGCCTCGACTGCTTTAGCAAGTTTGTCGAGATTGCCAGATTGGCGTTTGAGATT